TTAGAATGTCAAGCTATTTTAAAACAATTTTTCAACATCATAATAACTATACCGAAATGTGGCATCGGCAGTTAATATGGTATCAGGCCCATCTTGAGCATTCATTATGAAAGTTGAAAGTGTTGTTGGGAATACTTCGTAAAATTTAAAACGGTAGTATTCTATATTTGAGGAAGAAAACAATGTCAAAGAGGCATCACTAAATTGTGGAAATTTATTACTAATATCATTTTTTGCTGATTGATATTTATTTAATTTGGATAAATTTCTATACTCTTTAAACTCCACAGGGAAAGTCATCGCACGAATCCAATCGTGTATTTCTAACCAACCTTTTAGTTCTTCATCAATAATGAATGTGACATTTAATAAATCATAAATTGCTTTCTCACCTGGAGAATATATGTCAACAAATGGGTTTGTAATTACAGCTTCAGATAAAGACAAACCTGGCACAGTAACATTTTGGCAAAAGTATTGCATATTTGGTACACGACCAAATGTCAATAAAAACTTATTAGGTTGTAATGGATTAGGATTACTTGGGTTGCGTGTAAGTGCGGTCATAAAGTTTTCTTAATATGCAGACCAATATCAATGACATGTTCTTTTTCAATCATGTTAATAATACGATTTGTTAGTGTTATTTCCTGTTGAATAAAAGTCATCTTCAATTGGAGTTCTTTTAATTGTTGATTATAGAAATCCAATTCTTTTAGTTTTCTTGCTCTTATATCAAGCAAGTCTGACATTACTATAATATCGGTCATAAGGTTATTTATGTATAAAAAAAGACCCGCTTTTTAGGGCGGGTCTTTAAGTTAATTCGAGTGTCTTTTTATTATTTTTATTGTGACACTCTAAACAGATTACATTAGGTTAGCAATCTGGAATGCACGGTAGTAGAAGTTGGACTGTGCTGTCAAAGCGCCTGAACCAACATTTGTACCTTCTGCAAACGGATTAGCAACTAGACCGTAACGAGTCTTGAAGCCAATTTTTGGTTGGAAAGTACCTGTATCTACTGCACGAACCATTTGCAGCGGAACATATGGGCAGTAGAAAATACCTGCGTCATATGCATTAGATCCTTTGTAACCGAGAACAGCAAACTCGGAAGTCGAGGATGTTGGAGCATACGGATCGATATACACTTTGATACGACCAAACAGAGTACCAGCAAATGTATTACCAGTATCATCAACTGTCAGGTTAACTTGACCTTGCAGAGCAGATTGATAGTCGAGGATGCCAGCCATTGCAAGAGCAGAAGCAACATCAGACGAGCAAATCATAACATTACCTTTACCTCTACGAGTCGTTTTAGCAATTGTATTAGCTTCACGCTCGAGTTGGAAAGCAAGACCTTTAACTTTTTCAACCATCCAACGACCGTTTGAATCGGTGTCGAGGTCAAATTTACCAGCAGTAGTAGTACCTGCTTGGCAACCAATCTTAGCAACACCGTAGATTGTACGGATAACTTCACGATTGATTTCAGCAAGAATTTCTGTAGACAGAATGTTTGCGAGTTCGGTTTCTGCATCGAGACCATGAACTGCTTTCAGGTCTTGTGCCAGTTCCATCGAGTATTCTGCTTTGAGAGCACGGGTCTTTGCAGTAACCGTAACTTTCTCAATCGAGAATGCCATTTCTTGGAAGGTGTTAGCAGCTTGACCATCACCAAGTGCCTCACCACGAGCTGTTGTCATAGCAGCAACAGCAGCAGCGTTAGAAGTAAATACTTCAGTTGGCAAAGTACCAGTAGAGATAGCTGTTTGTGCGGTACCAAGACCAGCAAAACCGGTATTAGCTTCGTTGTAGAAAGCCTCTGTGCCGCCTTGCGTTGCATAACGGGAACGCATAGCGAAGATCAGTCCTGTAGGACCAGTCATCGGCTGAACGCCTGCAACGTCATAAGCAATCAGGTTTGGCAGCGAACGGCGAACCAACGAAATAAGAATTGGATCGAAACCAGCAACTGGAGTTGTAGCAGAACCAGAAAAACCGGACTGTGTACCACCAGCAGATGCTGAGTTAGTTGGCGTGGCTTCCATAAGGATGCCAGAAGCCTTTTGCATTTCTTGAGCTTGATTCTCAAGAATGACAGCCGTAACGGCTTTACGATATGGATCTTTAATAGACGGCAGATCTGCGTGATCTAGAACGCCTTCCCATTTCTTTTGTAGATTTTCGGACAAATACATTTAAATCTCCTTAATTATTATTACTTAAATTTTGGTTTTAGAAATTGCTTGGGATACTGCTGCAACGAATGGGTCAGCAATGACTTTCTTCTCGCCTTCAGCATCTTCTACCTTTTCGTGCAGTTGCTCTTCATCTGCTTTTTTAACGCCAGATGGGAAATAGTTCTCACGAATTGTTTCAAGCTTCTCTTTGTATTCTTCCTCTGTGGAGAATTCAACGCTCTCTGCGAGCTGTTTTACTTTTTCAGCTTGTGTAGTTGTGAGGCCTTCAGTAACTTCACGGGTAATTTCATTCTTGCGGGACTCTACGAGAGCTTTGGCAAAACCAATGCCACGCTCAATTTCTTCGTTGAGTTTGCTTTCGAGTTCATCAACTTTACCAGCAAGTTCATCAACGAGGTCAACCTTCTCAGCAGGAACATCGATATAATGCTCAGCAAAGAGGTTACGCAGACCAGCAATGAATTCTTCGGTGAGTTCAGAACGGAGTCCCGACTCAATTGCAATTTCGTTATCTGCCAGCCATTGCTCAACAACATAGTTGAGGTAGTCATCTACTTTGGTTGTCAGATCAGATTTGATTTGATCGACTGCTTCGGAAAGCATGTCAGCATATTTTGCTTCGGTTTCTTCTTGAATTTGAGCAACACGATCAGCAACCCGTGCTTCAAAAATTGTAGAAACTTTAGATTTGAATTCTTCGGAAATGGTAGAATCATCTGCAAAGAGGGCATCAACATCCTCTTTCATTTTCTTCTTCTTCATTTCTTCTTTATCATCTTCGTCTTCCATTTCATGGGACTTTTCAGCGATGACTTCTTCTTCAGTTTCAGCTTGTTCTTTTTTCATCTTAAGCTGAGTATCTGGAGAAGCATTAGAAGCTTTGGTTGTTGGTGCCGTAGCACTCTTAGACGATGGTGTAATCTTTGCAGAATCATCATCGGGTTTTGAATTTTGTGGTGTTGGGCCGCCAGCATCGTGAATTTCTGCTGCTAGTTTTTCAGCAGGCATAGCTGTAGCTTTGCTTTTTGATCCCGACAGGATCTCTGCTGCGGCTTCCATGAGTTTTGATGTTGCCATTAGGAATCTCCTTATGATTTCTTATTTATAAAATTAAAGTTTTCTGAGGTAATTTTCGAATAATTTAAGAGCAGTTTCTTCTATTTTTGCTTTAGAAACCCTCTGAATTGTTTTCTTTGTACGGTCAAAATCTGCCTCTACAAATTTGCCGTCAATCATCATCCATTCTTTGTTTTCCATGATGCCTTGAACAAATGCACCAGGTGCAGATGGATCGGCAACAATGTCAGCTGCCGTGGCCAGTCGCAGATCGTCTTGTACCAAATTGTAACCCTCTTTGGTCTGTTGTAGAGAACCAAGGGCTCTGGAAGATACACCAACTTGAATGTCATTGTTGATGAAGTTCTCAACGATTTGACCGTATGGTGTGCCAAGAATAAGTGCTTTGCCATAGAAAGTATTGCCATCTTCTTTTAGAGATACAATCTTATGTGATACACGCTCAAGGTTAATTGATGGTGTATCTGGATGACCTAGTTCACCAAGCGCACGATTGGTGTCAATGAATTCTTCTGTATAACGGGTAACTTCATTACGAAGTGTGTCCATTTTATACATGCGATTGTTCTTGTTAACTGCATCGCCAACAAGAAATGTTCCTTCAATGTAAAGTTTTTTCTTGCCGTCTTCCGTTTTTTCAACAAGATATTTTACATTTTCTATGGATTCTCTAATAAGTTTCATATTGTTTGTCCTGTATATGGGTCAACATTATATGTGGCTTCTTTTGAAACTTCCAAGAAAATAGTTCCGCCTGTTGCAATAGTAACAACTATACTTCCAGTATTATTGCTAGTAATAGCACCACCAAATTCATCAAATCTCATTTCTCCAGATTGATGCAAACTTAATGCTGTTACAGCACCACGAGCAACAGTAATACTGCCACTTGTTGACCAAGTTACTCGTTTGATAGCTGCATTTGTTACTAATTCGGTAGTAGCATTTGACCTTAAATCATTGAGTGTAATTGTATAGGTACCAGCATCAACAGCTCGAATGATTGATGGCCCTCTTTTAGAATTATTAATATATGCTGGCATTTTATCTTAGTCCCATTGATGTTCGCCTACGCATTGACATTTTTCTTTTCAATAAGCTTCGGCGAAGTTTAGCTCTTCTAGTTGTTTTCCATGACCGCTTTAATAAGCGTGCCTTTCTTAATCTTGCAGCTGCAGGTATACGGCGAACAGTATTACCTACAATCCTATAACCTTTAATGCCTGACCGTCTTTTATTTTTCTGAACAACTATACGGCCTTTTGCATTACGCCGAATACGCCGGCGAATTTTTTGTATTCTACCTTGACGAATGATATTTGGATTTCTCCTAATTGCTTCATCAAGTTCTTCAAAAGCATCTGCTTGCACATAACGCTTTGCTTCTTGTAATCTTTTACCTGCAATTTCATTTAGCCTCGATCTTAATTGATCTCTTGCCTCATCTAATTTACCAGATACAATTAAATCTATAAAATTCATTTTGCTCTACTAAAAGCAAAGTCAGAAGCTTTCGCTAAGTGTGCAGGCGATTTATGAACCATATCCGCAAACTTCTTTTTGTTGTCATCATTCAAAGCTTTATGTACTTGCGTAATAGCAGAAGCTGTAAAATGGTCTACCTTTTTTGATTGACCATTACCAAATTTAACTGTTTGTGCCTGTTTATCAGCAACAATTTTATGAAGCTGATCCATAACAGCTTCTTCTATTTGTGTTTCTTCTGCCTGTATAGCAGCACCAAGAGGTCCGCCATATGGTACAGAGAAATACTTATCTAATGTTTTACTGTAATACAACGCAACTTTTGTTTTATCAGGATACAATCTGATGGCTCTGCGTTTCAAAACCAAAACAAAAGGTGGGTCATTATCAAAATCTACTGGTGCTTCAACTAATTCAAAATCTTCTTTAATATCTTTTTCAACACCGTAAGCAAGATCACCTATTTTAAGACGATGTGCTCTCACTTTACGACCAGAAGGACCAACTTTAAAATCTGATGTGTCAACAACATCTTCTTCTAGTTCTTCTTTTACTGCCTGTCTTGTCTTTTGAAAAACTTGTTTATTATTGGCAATTAAATCTACCATACGATTAAACAAATTTCTCACAATCTCTTTATCAGCATTATTAAACTGTGGCCGTTCTTCGGTCATCTTATCCAAAATGCGATGAATTCGTGCCAGTTGCGCCTTATTGGCAAGACCAGCACGAACAAGCATATCAAACTTTGTGTAGTCTGACTTTTCTTCTTCTACAAGATTACGAAATTCTTGTAAATCTTTCATTCTTCTGCGGCAGTTTCTTCTGTGTCTTGTACTTCAGGCTCAGATGTTTCTTCATTACCTGTAAATAGTGTTTGTGCCATTTCAATTTTTTTAGCATCAAGTGCTTCAAAAGCTTTAGCGGCTAAAAGATCATTTAGCAAATCTTTTGCACTCGCAGCATCACCTGCTGCAACTTGATTAATAAATGTTTGCGTATCCATAGTATTCTCCGTTTAGCGCCTATTTAGTAATGCTGAATATTTTTCTACCTCAGCATCTAACATTGGTGTCATTGATTCATTTGCAGCACCAGTATTATCTTCTGGTGGGTACTGTTGTTCCATTGCCTGTTGTTGTGATTGTGCTTCAGGCGGCATAGTTGGTCCGCCAGTACCTGCATCTGATTCTTTTTTGATTTGTTCATCAATAGCTTCAATTTCTTCTTGTGTTTGTTGAAGAATGTTTTTGCGAACCCACTCAGCAGAAAAATAACGGCCAACATATGGGTCAACAACTTGAAGTGTTTGGACACGATTCTGTAAAAGTTCTGCATCTCGCAGTTCAGTAAAGTTATTATCTTTTACATAATCATAATAGATTTGTTCTTTAAAATTTTGCCATTCTTCTTTAGTGCAAATACCTTTAAGAACTAATTGTTTCTCTAAAGCGTGGTCAAAAATTTGTGAGAATTTGTTGCGTAAACGAATGATGAATTTAAGAAATTTAACCTCATCACGGGTAACTTCAGTTGTACGACCAAGACCAATCATACCACCTTGTTGTGGTTCTAAACGGCTGATAGGTACATTAAGTGATTGTAGAAGTTTTTGGCGGAAGTATTTTACATCTTCCAACTCACCAAGGTTTTGGCCTGCTGGTAATGTGGTAATCTCTGTGCCTTTACCACCTTCACGGCGTGGTAACCAGAAATCTTCAAGCATCGAAAGGTGTTTGCGGTCATCACGCAACTCACCGGTGTTTGCATCGTAAACCATCTTGTTACGATATTTGACCATGATTGACTGAATATATTGTTCAGCCTTGCCTCTTGGTAAATTACCTACATCGATATAAAATATACGGCGTTCTGGTGCTCGTGAGAGGCGATAGATTACAACCGCATCTTCAATCATTCTTAACTGATTAAGTGGCTTTATCGCCTTATGAAGAAAAGAAATAACAAATGTGTTTTTGGCATCCATCAAACCTGAGTTTACATTTACAATCGCATCTGGTGCAATACGAAGGCCAGAGTTTACTGATGCACCATAAGATTGTGTTGCAGTACCACGATCACTATAAACATAATACTCAGCAATCGATTTGATAATGTCTGCACCAGTTTTTGGGTCACGTTCTTTTTTAACTTCACGCACTTTACGAATCTTGCGTGGGTCAATGTACCGTAGTTCTTGTATGCCAGATTTTGGATCATTTTCGTCTACAACTACATGATAGTAAATACGACCATCAATAT